ATACAATTTTCCTCATGTAGATTGTAATGCAGAAGAATGTATGATTAAAAAACATTGGACAGCACTGTATTATGTAAATGATAGTGATGGTGCTACATATATTTTTGAGGACACTGAAGAGCGAGAAAAAGCAGAGGATTATATTATTCACAAAGCGATTGCACCAAGAAAAGATAAGTTGCTTATCTTTGATGGAGAGCAGTATCACGCAAGTTCAAGTCCCATCAAAGCAAACAATAGAGTTGTGATCACGGTAAATTTCCATGCTAGATAAGGTACACTATTTGAAAGGTGCTATGTCTAAAGAGGTAGTATCATTTCTACTCATGCAGTTCACTATGATGCATGAGTGTATGGAGACTACGCAAGGAGTAGATACTTTTGTGGATTCTACAGTTGGTGATAATAATTTTTCGTGGTATGGAGCTCTTCCTTTTGAAACCTCATTAGAATACTTCAGACCTTTGTTTGAGAAGACTATTGGAAAGAACTTGTATCCTACGTATTCTTATGGTAGAATATATGGTCATGGCAGTTATCTAAATAAACATATGGACCGCAAAAGTTCACAGTGGTCTGCCAGTTGCTGTCTGAGTAAAGACTCGGATTGGCCGATTAGTTTTGAACATGAAGGTAAAATTAAAACCTTTGAAATGGAACCTGGAGACATGGTTCTATTCCCTGGATCTACTATCGTTCATTATAGGAATAGATATAAAGGTCAAAAACATGTTCAATTCTTTTTACAATATGTTGAGCAAGATGGTGAGTGTTCTTACTTAAAGTATGATACAAGACCATGCTTGGCATCTGCGTTTGAATTAGTAGATCAATCAATTAAAGACGAACTAAACCGTCAAGTATACACACCACCTGAGGAAGATTATGACATCTGAAACCGTCACCGAAGAAACTGTTACAGAAGAACAAGAGGTTACATTTGATGATCTCTGGGAAACATTTTCTGGGCAACTAGAAGATTGCACTGCCAAATACAACGAATGTGAGAGAAGAATTAACGAAGAAACTTCTGCTTGTAATCGTATTGATCTACAAGAATTCAATTCATTAAAAATTGCTAAGCATAAACTAGAAGCAGCACTAGAAGCATTGGATCTCGTTAGAGTTCATTGCCTCAAGATGGAATCTCTCATTCAATATAAATAATTTCGTACATCATTTCTCGTTAAAACCATGGACACTGAACAACTCAAGGCAAATTTTGAAGAGCAACTAGGCAAAGCAGATCAACAGATTGCAGAACTAGAATCAAATTTGGAGAAAGCAAAAGAGTATAAACTCAAACTACAAGGGGGTTTAGAGACTCTTCAACTCCTAGAAAAGCAAGCAGAGGAATCGGAAGAAGCACCTGCAGAATAACTACAAGTCCCTACCTGATAAATACAGGTAGGGATTTTTTGTATGGATAATCAATGGCAAAGCCATCATCACGCCAAGAACTAATTGATTATTGCAAGAGGCAGTTAGGTGCTCCTGTGCTGCAGATTAATATCGCAGACGAACAGGTAGATGATATTGTTGACACCGCTCTTCAATTTTACCAAGAGTGGCATTATGATGGGGTAGAAAGAATGTATCTGAAGCATCAGATCACAGCAGAGGATGTTACTCGTTTTACCGAGACTAACGAAACTGCTTCAACTCCTGATCCAGATACTGCTACATGGGAGAATAGAAAGAACTTTATTGAAATTCCAGACCATGTTCTGGGTGTTTCTAAAGTGTTTGGTGTATCTTCCAACTGGGTTCGCAATGATCTATTTGGTCTAAGCAACCAATACTTCCTGATGGATATGTTCTCATTCTCTTCAGGATTTGCTTTTGGTAGATTTGATCTTACAAACTTCTATATGATCAAGCAATACTTTGAAACTATCGACATGGTAGTTAACACTGGACAACTTGTTCAGTTTAGATTTAACAAGCGACAGGATCGTTTGTTTGTTGACATTGATCCTAGCAGAATTGTAGAAGATAACTATCTGTTGATTGAGTGCCACAGAGCACTTGATCCAGATGAGTTTACTCAAGTATATGATGACAGTTTTGTCAAGAGATACACTACTGCTCTAATGAAGAGACAGTGGGGACAGAACTTAATCAAGTATCAGAATGTTCAACTCCCTGGTGGCATTACACTTAATGGTCGCCAGATCTGGGAGGATGGTAATAAAGAAGTCATGGAATTAGAAGCGGACATGCCATCCAAATACACCCTTCCACCCATGGATATGATCGGATAAAATGCCTACTAGTCCTTATTTTCCAACATATTATCAAGGTTACTCGGGAGAGCAAGACCTTGCACAAGACCTTGTAGACGAACAGATCAAACTGTTTGGATCTGATATCTATTATCTACCTAGAACTATCTTCAAAGATACCACTCTAGACGATATCATTTACTCTAAGTTTGAGAATCAGTTCCAAGTAGAGATGCTGCTTGTGAACGTACAGGGTTTTGGAGATCAGTCAGAATTCATTTCCAAGTTTGGTCTACGCATCACCGATGAAGTTAAGTTCATTGTCTCCAGTAGAAGATGGGATCAAACCTCAGATGGTTATGATCTAACTGTAATTGGTAGACCCAATGAAGGAGATCTATTATACTTCCCACTAACAGAAGACTTATATGAGATCAAGTTCGTAGAGCGAGAGTCTCCATTCTACCAGTTTGGTAAACTACAGTTCTATGTAATGACTGCAGAGATCTACGAGGTTGGTAACGACAAGATCGATACTGGAGTTGATGAGATTGATGAGATTGAAACTCTCTTCAGTTCTGCTATTGGTATCACCATGGCAGTTGGTGGCACTACAGACTTTACTGTCGGTGAGACAGTTACTGGTAGTGTCTCTAATGAGACTGGTGAGGTCAAGTCTTGGGATAGTGTCAATAGAATCCTACAGGTCATCAATAGAACAGGTACTTTCGCAACAGGTGAGAACATCACTGGTGATGATAGTGGTGCTGTCTGGACTGTTGCTACGTACTCCACTATTGAGAATACGAATAGTGAATATGATCAAAATGCCTATATAGAAGATGAGGCAGATGAACTCATCGATTGGGGAGAAAGAAATCCCTTTGGCGAATACGGCAACTTTACGGATAGTTTCTAATGTTAGGACCGCACTATTACAACGAAGCAATTAGGAAAACCGTTATTGCTTTTGGTACGCTTTTCAACAATATTGAAATTCAAAAAGTGGATCCTACTGTAGGAACTACCCTTGAAGTTGAGAAGGTTCCTCTTGCTTACGGACCCAAGCAAAAATTCTTGACCCGTCTAGAGCAAAACCCAGAGGTAGGTAGAAAGGTTGCTATCACGTTACCACGTCTTTACTTTGAGTTGACTGGTGTTGAGTATGATGCTCAACGCAAGACATCTCCTATTCAAAAGTTTAGAGCAGTAATTTCAGATGAAGGTAATGAGGTAAAGGTTCAGTATGTACCTGTACCATATAATCTTTCGTTTGAACTTGGCATCATTGCTAAGTCGCAAGATGATGGTCTTCAAATTTTAGAACAGATTCTACCATACTTTCAACCAAATTTCAACGTCACCTTAAACTTCATTCCAGACATGAATGAAAAGAGAGACGTAGCGATCATCTTAAATAATATTAGTCACGAAGATGATTGGGAGGACAGTTTCTCCCAACGTAGAAGCATTACCTGGACACTGAACTTCACTGCCAAGTCTTACATCTACGGTCCTTACAGCAACAATGGTATCATTCGTAAGGCAACCATCTACGAATCTGTTGGCGATCTAGATGTCAGCAGAAGAGCAGTTGGTCTCACTTATCAACCTAAGGCACTGGAAGATAAGAACAATGATGGTGTAATTGATACACTTGATGATGCACTGTTGATTGCATCTGACGATTTTGGATTTAACGAGGGGATTGAGTTATTCTAATGAGCACTTTTGAGGAAAACATGGAAGACGTATTTGATATTGAGGTGAGTCCTACCGAGGAGATTAAACCTGCTGCTCCTAAGAAGAAGGAGAAGGACGATCAGAAAGATGACTACGAATATACCCGTGGGCAACTCTACAACCTCATCAGCAAGGGTCAGGAGGCGCTAGACGGGGCGTTAGAGGTCGCTCAGGAGTCGGGGCACCCAAGAGCGTATGAAGTCGCTGTGAACGCCATGAAGCAGGTAGCAGACACCACTGACAAACTGTTGGATCTACAGAAGAAAATGAAGGATCTGGATGCTCCTACCAAGCGTGAGACCAACAACACCACTAACAATCTGTTTGTAGGTAGTACAGCAGACCTTCAAAAAATGCTCAAACAAATAAATAAGAAAGAGGATAAGGGAGAGTCATGATCATCAGACCACAAGGTAAAGTAACGGTAGTTGATGGAACCACAATTACTGGTGATCATTCGGTTGCTCTTGCAACTGCGGTTCATTTGAAAACAAAAGAACTGTATCGTGCTCGCTGGGTCAAGATTACAAATGCCACCGATTCTCGTATCGTAGCAAGAAGAACTAAGATTCAAGCTATTGATGCTACCACTGGTGAACCAACTCATTTTGAAGTTATCCAGAATGTAGAAACAGATAACTATCCATCAATGGTTATCGAAGTTGGAGAAACTGTATATCTTGAAAAGAATCCTGGAATGACTCCTGTTGACGAAAATGGAGATTATGTAGTCAATCAAATAAAAAACAACGGACAAGTCTATTCGTTATTCCAAGTTGATGGCGCTCCTGGCGCTGGTAATGTCTATGTCTCACCTGTAGCAATCCTAGGATAATGGCACAAGTAATCAAACTTCTGGGACCACAGATCCCAATGACAGAGGCTGACGATCAAGGTCAGAATGCCGAGTTAGCAACCAAAGTTTATGTGACCCATGATCCAGGTGGTGGTCAGGCACATGAGATCATTCTCAAGAATGAAGGAGGTGATGTTCTGGGAACTATTCATCTTTTGAATGGTCATGACATTATTATTGACAAAGAACCAACGGACTATCTACACACGGCAACTAATACTACCCATGTGTATTTTGGTCCTGTAGCAGTAATGGGGTAATATGAAAACATTTAAACAGTTAAGACAGGAACTTAATGAAGCAGCCTGGACGAGAAAAGAAGGGAAGAATAAAAACGGGGGACTGAACGAGAAAGGTCGTAAGTCCTACGAGAAAGCAAACCCAGGATCTGATCTGAAAGCACCTAGTAAGAAGAAAGGCAATCCACGCCGTGCTTCGTTCTGTGCTAGAATGAAAGGTATGAAAGCAAAGTTGACTTCTAAGAAAACTGCTAGGGATCCTGATTCAAGAATTAATAAATCGTTACGTGCTTGGAACTGTTGATATGCCAAAACATGATGCTGAGTGGTATAAGAAAATAGCAGAAGGAAAGAAGGACTATCCTCTCCCACTCTATGCTCCCTGGACTGCGGTCTATGAGGGAAAGAAGAAATTTGAAGATCAAAACTTAAAAAATAATTAAGTCTCAAGTGATACAGTAAGACAGTGCTATAATAAATACCGTACTACCGTGGAGAATCTCTATGTCTGACCGAGCGTTTTCCGATCTGTCCCTCAGCAGAGCGGAATGTCCTAAGTGCGGAGCTGTCTGGATAAACGGAGAGCATCGCTGGTCAGGGACTGGTGTAAAAGGGAATGAGTTGGATTTAGCAGGTCTTGTCTGCAATAGACTCGGGGACTTTCAGTGTATCAATCCTGCCCGTGGCAAGGATGGTGGAGACACTTGGGAGAAGCGTTTAGAAGACCTAGATCAATTCGCTGGCGATCACGAAGGCAAATGGTGGGATAAATAATTATACTACATTTGTTTCGTAATGGGCGCATCTGACGACATTTATCTTGGTAATCCGTTACTTAAGAAGGCTAACGTAAAGATTGACTTCACTGAAGATCAGGTGAAGGAATATGTCAAGTGTGCAAACGATCCAGTATATTTCACAAAGAACTATGTACAGATCGTTTCACTTGATGAAGGTCTTGTGCCATTTAAAATGTGGGACTTTCAAGAAGAACTGATTGAGAAGTTCCACAACAACAGATTTAACATTGCCAAACTACCTCGACAGACTGGTAAGTCTACCACGGTGGTTTCATATCTGCTGCATTATATTTTGTTCAACGATAACGTTAACATCGGTATCCTAGCGAACAAAGCATCTACTGCTAGAGACCTTCTAGCACGTTTGGCTACAGCATATGAAAACTTACCCAAGTGGATCCAGCAAGGTGTGGTAGTATGGAACAAAGGAAACATTGAATTAGAAAATGGCAGTAAGATATTGGCAGCTTCTACGTCTGCAAGTGCTGTCCGAGGTATGTCATTTAACATCCTCTTTCTCGACGAGTTCGCGTTCGTCCCGAATCACATTGCTGACTCGTTCTTTGCCTCTGTTTATCCTACTATTACTTCTGGTAAATCAACAAAGGTCATTATCATCTCAACGCCGCAAGGCATGAACCACTTCTATAAAATGTGGACCGATGCCGTCAATGGCAAAAACGGGTACACATTTCATGAAGTACACTGGTCACAGGTGCCTGGTAGAGATGAGGCATGGAAAGAACAAACTATTAAGAACACGTCCGAGCGTCAGTTTACTCAAGAGTTTGAATGCGAATTCTTGGGGTCGGTTGACACTCTAATTTCTGCTGCTAAATTAAGAGCACTAGCATTTGCGGATCCTATCTCTCATAATAAAGGACTGGATGTATATGAAAAACCAACCGACAAGTCTGAGTATCTTATTACAGTTGACGTTAGTAGGGGCATTGGTGGAGACTATAGTGCTTTCATTGTTTATGATATTACAACAGTTCCCTACAAAATAGTAGCAAAATATAGGAACAACGAAATCAAACCAATGCTGTTCCCCAACGTTATCAATGACGTAGCTCGTGCATACAACAATGCATGGGTTCTCTGCGAAGTCAATGACGTTGGGGATTCTGTGGCATCTATTCTAAACTATGATCTGGAGTATCCTAACGTCCTGATGTGTGCAATGCGTGGACGTGCAGGTCAGATTGTTGGACAAGGATTCTCTGGTAACAAGACACAACTAGGTGTCAAGATGAGCGTGACAGTTAAGAAGGTAGGATGTGCCAACCTCAAGCAGATCGTAGAGGACGACAAACTTATCTTCAATGACTATGACATTATCAATGAGTTGACTACGTTCATCCAGAAGAAACAATCATTTGAAGCAGACGAAGGATTCCATGATGACCTTGTAATGTGTATGGTTATCTTTGCCTGGTTGGTTCAGCAGGATTACTTTAAAGAGATGACTGACAACGATGTTCGTCAACGCATCTATGACGAGCAAAAGAATCAGATTGAGCAAGACATGGCACCGTTTGGATTTATTACATCTGGTCTAGAAGGTGACGAAGGATTTGTCACTGACGGTACTGTGTGGTATGGAGATACACAAGAAGACGTAGGGTATATGTGGGACTACCGATAATGGATGCAGACGATCTTTTTTCTCTAGACGAACTTATTTTTCAGGAAAGGAAGTGTAGGACTTGTGGAAAAACTAAAAGTCTTATGGATGATTTTTACTTGACTAGAAAAGATAGAGGATCTGCATCGTCAGCATATTCATACGAATGTAAGGAGTGTACGATTAAAAGAATTACGGAAACCCGAATGATACAGAGACCTGGATATTGGGAGTATCCAGACTGGTAGGTTGTTCACGCTCAGTTTCCCCACTCAAGCAGTCCAAAATAATAAATAATTCTAGATTACACATGGATATCTAGAGGAGAAAAACATGGCAAGTCAAGTCTCGCCTGGGATTGTTCTTAAAGAGCGTGATCTAAGTAATGTTGTTGTTACTGGTTCCCTTGCAATCACTGCTGCTGTAGCAGGTTCGTTTGCTAAGGGTCCTGTTGGAGAGATTGTTAATATTAGTTCCCAAAAAGAATTTTTAAACGTATTTGGTAGTCCTGCAGAAGGCAATGCTGCTGACTGGCATGTAGCAAACGAGTTTCTCGCTTATGGCGGTAGACTTGCAGTTGTTCGTGCAGAAAGTGGTGTTCTAAACGCAGGTTCTACTCAAGGTGTGCTAGTCAAGTCGGCAAACGACTGGGCAGCAGGTGCTGGTGGTTCGGAAGCATTCGTTGCTAGATCCGCTGGTACACACGGCAACGATCTTAGCGTCGTTGTTGTAGACAGAGGTGCTGATCAAACAGTAACCTTCGATACTGGTTTCGCTGCACTTCCTTCTCCAGGAGATGCAATCACAATCGGTGGTAAAGCAGGTAAAGTTTATGCTAGAAATAGTAACGTTGTTTCGGTTATCCTAGATGACCCAAGCACCCTAATTGCTGCTGGCGATACTCTTGCTGGTGCTGGTGCTGGTGGTGCTGACATGACCGTCACTTCCGCAGTAAACTGGTATCTAAATGCAGAAATTGGTTCCACTGGTATCAAACTTTCTGCAATTGGTCCACGTCCTGGCACTTCGGAATTTGCTGCTGGCAGAGGACATTCTTGGGATGAACTGCATGTAGCAGTTATCGACAAGACTACGAACACTATCCTAGAAAGACTAACTTATCTTTCTAAATTGTCTGATGGTGTTGGTGCTCAAGGTTCCAAGTCTTACTACAAGGATGTAATCAACGAAGAGTCTGCATACATCTTCAATGGTGCTCACGTTCCTGTTGACGTTCCTTATGCTAGAGCACTTGGTGATGCTTCCACAGAAACTGGTGGTATGTTCGGTATCGTTGGTCTTCACACTGATGACCTCACTGGTGGTACTGATGACTACGATTACACCACTTCTGAAATCAGTGATGCATTCGATCTGTTCGGTGACACCGAAGAGGCAACTATCGACTTCATCCTGATGGGCGGTTCTCTCGCTAGCGAGACCGACACCAAGACTAAGGCACAAAAAGTTATTGCCATCGCTGCTGCAAGAAAGGATTGCATCGCATTCGTTTCCCCACACGTTGGCAATCAGATCGGAACTACTGGTGCTCTAAATGCTGCTACACAGAGAGACAACACCGTAGCATTCTTCAGCGATCTAACCTCCACCTCGTACGCTGTATTTGATAGCGGTATCAAGTATGCTTATGATCGTTTCAGCGACAAGTATCGTTGGATTCCTTGTAATGGCGACATTGCTGGTCTCTGCGTTAACACTTCCGCTACTGTAGACGACTGGATTTCCCCTGCTGGTGTCAACAGAGGATCCCTCCGTAATGCAGTCAAACTTGCATACAATCCTAACAAGGCAGACAGAGACGAACTGTATCAGAACAGAATCAACCCAATCGTTGCATTCCCTGGTCAGGGCATCACCCTATTCGGTGACAAGACTGCTCTCGCATCTCCTTCTGCATTCGACAGAATCAACGTCCGTCGTCTCTTCCTCAATGTCGAGAAGAGAGCGAAAGGTCTTGGTCAACAGGTGCTCTTTGAACTCAACGATGAGATCACAAGATCTGGTTTTGCTTCCGCAATGACTTCCTACCTGACCGAAGTCCAGGCACGTAGAGGCGTCACTGACTTCCTAGTTGTATGTGACGAAACCAATAACACTCCTGACGTTATTGATAGAAATGAGTTTGTTGCTGAACTGTATATCAAACCAACACGCTCGGTTAACTTCATTACCATTACGTTCACCGCAACCAAGACTGGTGTTTCATTCAGCGAAGTTGTCGGACGATAATTTCTTTCTAGAATAAACACAACACGAGGATAAAGTAAATGGCACTAACTAGTAAAATTTCAAACTTCATTGAGAAGGTTGGACAGGGCGTCAAGCCCAATATGTTCCAAGTGGAACTATTTTTCCCACAGCAACTTTCGTTACAAGATGGTGATCAGGAGACCATGAACTTGCTCTGCAAGTCTGCTGCTCTTCCTGCTTCTAACATCGGTGTTATCGAAGTTCCTTTCCGTGGCAGAACAGTCAAGATCGCAGGTGACAGAACCTTCGATACCTGGAGCCCAACATTCATTGTTGATAAGGACATGAAGACCCGTGCTCTTATGGAGCAATGGATGGAGTACATCAATGGTAATGCTGGTAACACAGCAGATCTTCTCACTCCTAACAACAGTGAAGGTTACACTGCAGATCTCCTAGTTCATCAACTAGAGAAAGGTGCAGAACCTACCAGCTCTGCTTACATCAGAACCTACAAACTCTGGTATGCATTCCCAACCAATGTTTCCCAGATTGACCTTGCTTATGATAGCAATGATCAGGTAGAAGAGTTCTCTGTTGAATTCCAGTATTCTTACTGGACAACAGAAGACGCTAACAGCGTCCGCTCTAACCCCCAGATTAACCAAGACGTGAACTGATAAATAGTACATTAACAGACTATTTAACTTCTCATCATGAGTCAACTCTTTGGGTTCTTAATCAATAAGGATGGGTCGAACAGGGGGCAATCCCCTGTTCCTCCTAACCAAGACGATGGTGCCACTATAGCCGCTGGCGGTTATTTTGGCACCTATGTTGATGTTGAGGGGGTACACAAAAATGAGTTTGATTTAATCAAACGTTACAGAGACATGTCTCTGCATCCAGAGTGTGACTCTGCTGTTGACGAAATTGTCAACGAATTTGTGGTCAGTGATGCTGACGATAGTCCTGTTGAGATTGAACTTTCTAATCTTGACATTGGTAACAACATCAAGAACAAGATTAGAGAAGAGTTTGATCACATTAAAAAGATGATGCGCTTCGACAAGAAAGCGCATGAGATCATTCGTAATTGGTACGTAGACGGTAGAATATTCTACCATAAAGTTATCGACCTTGACAACCCCAAAAAGGGTATCTTGGAACTGAGGTATATCGATTCCCTAAAAATTCGTAAAGTTAGACAGCAGTTAAAAGATAAGAATAAGCAGCAAGAGGAGAGAGGAACCGCACTCCAGTATGACTGGGGTGATTACATTGACTACTACATCTACAACCCCAAGGGTTTTGGTGGCAGTCTTCCTTCTAACTCCGCTTCTGATTTTAGCAATTCCAACGGAATTAAAATCGCAGCAGACGCAATCGCAACGTGTAGTTCTGGACTGCAAGATCTTAACAAAAAGATCACCCTAAGTTTTTTACATAAGGCGATCAAGTCTCTCAATCAACTGAGAATGATTGAAGACTCTCTTGTTATCTACAGGTTGTCCCGTGCTCCCGAGCGTAGAATTTTCTACATCGATGTCGGCAATCTACCTAAAGTCAAAGCGGAACAATATCTCCGTGATGTAATGGCACGTTATCGTAACAAACTTGTTTACGATGCTGCTACTGGAGAGATCCGTGACGACAAAA